TACACAAGGAATTGACTTTGTGCGCGTTGAGCGTGAGTCTGATTGGTTTGATAAAAACATGCCGCGCATTAAAGCGTTTTATGATTTGTATTGTGAGACAATTGCAGACGAAAAACTGTACGCGCCACACCTGCAGAGCAATAAAAAAGAGTACGCCGAGCGCGACGATGATTTGTTTGTTTTTGCAGCGTTAGCGTACCAAAACGCAATTGCAGAGCAGAAATTAGCAGAGGAAAAAGTAGAGGAAGCGAGAAAAAAGCTACTGGAAATCTGCACGGAAAACACAAAAGGCGCAGGCGTTACTGTGTACCAATCTGAGCGGAAAGGCGCTGTTGACTACAAAAAAATCCCGCAACTGGAAGGCGTGGACTTGGAGCAGTACCGCAAAAAATCCACAATGGTTTGGACTGTTAAGACGGTGGGAGATAAACAATGAGCCTTTCGCAATGCAATAATCTGCTTGCATACATGAAAGCAGGAAACAGTATCACGGCTGCAAAGGCGTTAAAGCAGCTCGGTATTACTTCGCTGCACAGACGGCTATCAGACCTAAAAGAACGCGGATATGAGATTAACGATGTTTGGACGGTCGTTAAAACGCGATATAGGAATGGGAAAACAAAGGTCAAAACTTATTCATTATCAAACAAAAAAGGCGGCAAAAAATGAGAGGCATAAACAAAGCAATTATTGTTGGTAATGTTGGGCAAGATCCCAAATCCAGTATCACGCAATCTGGAAACGCTATCCTTAATTTTTCAGTCGCGACCAGCGAAAAGTGGCGAGACAAAAACACTGGCGAGCAATCCGAGCGCACGGAATGGCATAGAGTTTCTGTGTTCGGTAAACTCGCTGAGATCATAGAGCCGATGATTGTTAAAGGCTCGCTCGTATACATCGAGGGAAAAATCAAAACGCGCAAGTGGCAAGATCAAAGCGGGCAGGATAAATACACAACGGAGATTGTGGCTGATAGTGTGCAGATGTTGGGCGGCAAGCAAGAACGCGACAGAAGCACGGAAAAAATGGAGGCGTACAAAAACAAAGAGCCGTCCGGTGACTTTAACGACGAAATTCCATTTTGAGGGCGAGCTATGGACAATCAATTCTTACGACAAGCTATATATTCATCCTGCCTCGACCTTGCGGCAGCGGGTTTTGTTGTGTCGCATGATGCGACAATCGGCAGAGAGGGTATCGATCGCTTGGCAGTGCGAGTGTGGGGCAGTACAGAGCATTTCGAGGCTTGGTGCGATCCTAATGCGCGAGAGGGCGAACACGATCCGCTGGTAAGCTATCAGCATTACAGCGGGATGGACGGCGTGGAAGAATCGCTCAAGGATTTGCTCAGTCAGCTTGGAGAGCTGAAAATCAGGGCTGGCGTATGAAGGCGCACCTAACAAAGAGGAAAAAACGATGAAAACACTCAAGCTTACAGCAACAAACCACACAATTAAGACAACTATCAATCGAAGTGATAAGGAGCTACAAAACATGGCAAAGCGTAAGATAGAGCAAACCGAAGAAAGCCAAGTGGATTTTTTAGAAGCTGACATTGAGCTTATACAGCTTGATAGTGTCATTGGCTCTGGATTTGAAACTCAGGTTGCAGAATTAGCTTTGCTTGATGGTGTAGCTTATCGGGCGGCACGCAAAAACATGCAGATACATTCTGCCATTATTTTAAAGATTGCGGGAGAGTTTGCGGGATTTTTTACCTTTCAGATAAACCACGATGTAGGCGAGTTTTGCCTATTGCAATCTGCTATGTATCCAGAAAAGAAAAGCAAAAAAATATACAGCATGATGATTCAAAAAATCATTGAGCAAAACACCTTTGGCTATCCAATGGTCATGACTGTATCGCGCAAGCATGACCTAGAGCGTCCTGATGTATTCCATAAGTTGGGATTTAAAACATACCTTGTAAAATCTGATTTTGAATACATCGTTTACGGTGAGTTTAGCCAAGTGCGAATGAAACTATTGGCGCATATTGCACTTACAAACCTTTGGAACTCTACCAAAGGCGAATGGATGCAGATTAAAAAGGATTGGAATGCACAGATTGAAAGCGCGGGCGAACGTCACGGAATACCTAATCCTAAGTTTGCATCACGCGAAGGATGCTGGCAGGGCAAAGCTGGCTTTGCAAATGTTGTACTGTCAAAGCAAAGCGTAGAGGATGGCGAAGTATTAACGGATAGCAGCAAAACCCTTAACGGCAATGCCAGTGTATTAGACCCCACAGCATGCGAAATCATTGCCCGTATGTTTATGCCAAAAGACGGTAAGCGCGTCTACAATCCATTTGGCGGCGGTGTACAGATGGGTTTTGTTGCTGGTGGGTGCGGGTTTGAATATGAATCCTCTGAGATACGACAAAATCAGTGCGATGCAAATAACGCAATATGCCAAGATTTTGAAAACGTCAAATGGACAAAATCAAATACCGCGCTTTATATCCCTGAGAAACAATCTGATCTTACTTTCTCATGCCCACCATACTACAAGGTTGAAACGTATCTTGACTATGATGGCAAGCCGCCAGAGGGGGAGCTGAACTCATATCCTACCTATGCAGAATTCAGGGATATGCTTTTTGCTGGTTATGAAAACGCTATCAAGGCAATGAAGGACAATACTTTTTTTGTCATCATGACTGGCGACAGTCGCGGCAAGGATGGCGGGTATTATGGGTGCGAGGCAGAGCATGAATTGTTTTTCAAAAGCCAAGGATTGCTGATCTATAACCGCATTGTGTATCTTGAGTCTGAATTCACAAGACGCGCACAGGCAAAGAAAACGCTGACTGCTAGAAAATGGCCTAAGTGCGAGCAAAAGATATACGCCTTTTTCAAAGGCGATGCAGATAAAATCAAAGAACTTTACCCGGCTATTGGCCGCCTTTAATGCGCGAGTACAAAAACAAGATAACATTAGCTAGAAACTCAAGAGGGGTTTATTCAATAGACCCTTCTTTGGGTTGCTATAGTGGCGTTAATGCTACAGAAAACGGATGCTATGGCGATTGCTACGCATTTAGAAGCGCAAAGATATACGGGTATGATTTTTCTAAGACAGTTTACAGGGGCTTCAAAAACTCAAGCCATCTAGAGAGCATAAAAAATCAGATAAGCCGTATTGATATGCCATTTATAAGAATGGGAACAATGGGCGATCCGTCAGAGGATTGGGGGCATACGCTGGATATATGCGAACTATTGCAACACGATAGACAAGATGATTTTTTTCCTATGCCAAAAAAGGAAATAGTGATAATAACTAAGCACTGGAACAATCTAACGCTTAGGCAGTTGCTAAAGCTGAAAACGCTGAATGTCTGTATAAACACCTCGGTATCGGCAATGGATAACAAGGATATACTAAATAACTCTATGGCTCAGTTTGAAAGAGTTAAGCCATTTTGCCGGTCTATATTACGGGTTGTGACTTGTGATTTTAATAAACAGCATCCAGACGGTTATGCCCTATCAGTTATACAGGATGGCATAATAAATGGCAGGCAATATATAGATACCGTTTTCAGGCCGTCACCTAAAAATGAGCTGGTATTAAATGGCGTTATCCTTGTAAAGAAAAAGCGATTCATAAAAGGAAAGCAGCTTGTGTCAAAATTGAACAAAAAAACATATCTTGGAAAGTGTGAAAACTGCAAGGAAATGTGCGGGGTAGCGATGTGATTCCACTCGTCATACAAGACAGCATAGACCGCTCTTTACTGCAATCGTTTATCGACATGCGTATCGAGGCTGCACTAATGCACTGTATGAATTACCAGTGAAATACGCCAGCGCAGAAAGAGCGCGTGCTGAAGTATGTGGCGCGGCTTAAGATGTGATTGCGGTTGCGGTCTAACGGCCGAGGTAAGGCCGCCGCCGAAGGCGGTCGAGCCTTGACCGAGTAGTTAGGTTTCGAGGCATGTATGTTTGTGGAAATTGATTTGCAAGCGTTTACTGGTGAAGGCATTACGCTGCCGCGATTCACAGTGGAAATACCACAAGACATGCTTATGAAAATTGGGCGGCTAATTGCTTTGCAGAAAGGAATGATGCCAGACAATGCCGTTGATATTTTTCCGGTTGCGGTGAAGTTTGTTCATGATGAAACCTAACCCAGAGCTAACCGACGCGCATAGCGCGTCCAGTGAGGAATGAAATGACGAACGAGGTTGAGCGACATGTTAGGCGGCTACCGAATGATGTTGCAAGGTGCGCCGGAAGCGGTAACGATGAAGATGGCTGGCGCGAAGGGTGCGATGTTTGCCTGCGCCGACTTTCTGTTGCCACCGGTGAAAGGGTAGTCCTTATGCTGCCGCCACCTATAATTGTATTTGAATGCGAGTATTTGATTGACGCCTAACCCAGAGCTAACCGGCGCGGCTTGCCGCGTCCAGCGTAACGAAGTGAAGCGAGGTTGAGCGACATGTTAGAAGGCAAGCAAGTAGCGCCAGAGCGTATTTACGGAGTTAGCCAGTCAATTTTTAGCGTCTCTCGATATTACGGCGGTTGTAAGGCGTATGGCGAAACATACCACTACGATGCAGCTACAGACTCCTTGGTTCGCATGGATATATGGCGGAAGCAGATCAAAAAGTCAGACAAGGTTGCGGATGATTATGCAAAGCAAGAACGCGAGAAATGGAAATCGGTGCAAGACGGCTTTGCCTTCTAACCCCTGCAATAAGCGGCAGCTTTAGCTGTCCGGCTTGATTGCGTAGTTATATGACACACAGGAGGAATAATGATTAACCTAATGCTAGGCGATTGCCTAGAGCGTATGAAAGAAATACCAGATGGAGTCCCGTGTTT